CTTTCCCATATCATATCACGCTCATACTGGGCAAACGAGAAAATGATATTCAGCATTAGCTGGCCGGTAGGCGTATTGTTTGCAATACCAAAGTTCAGGATATGCACCGTCACGCCACGGTCAATCAGTTCCTTAATCACTTTGCTGGCATCTGATGCACGAGCAAAGCGATCAAGTTTGGTCACAATCAGGCTATCACCGTCTTGTAGCTTTTCCAGCAATGGAGTCAGCTGCGGACGGTCTATTTTTGTGCCGGTGAAGCACTCCTTAATCACCGTCTCTGCACCTGCCTCTAACAGCTGGCGTTCCTGTTCATCCAGGCTGTTGCCGTTCAACTGCTGGCCTAAGCTGCTCACACGAGCGTAGCCGTATCTCATGCCTCGTCAGCCCCTTTATCACCAGCTGGCACGATGATTTCAATTTCTGCATCCGTTACCCGGTTGCGAATAATCACATCATACCCCAAAGCATTTGCCAGCTTAATGAAGTTATCAGATCTCATACCCTTCTTTGCACCAATTGCGTTTTGATAGCCCTGGGCATGCTTCATACCAATCTTCTCTGCTAGTTTGGCCTGAGACACCTGCATAGCCTCTCTCAGGCTTTCGATCGCTTCAACCACTGTCATTCGATTCATTGCCGTGTCACGCTCCTTTGTCTTACTGTCTACTGATAGTATACTAAACAACATATTTGTTGTCAATATATTTATTGCCAATATTTTTGTTGTACTTTGGTCTTTTTGTTTTTTTCGATAAACTGCGCACCTCACCCCGGCGCGGCTCGGGGCGTTGTTTCCCCCACCGGGCCTGTTTCTCTGGTATTTCCCCCACTTTCCTGCATATATACGATCTATCACGCTGCCTGGGCTGTTTTGTATGTGTTTTAACTCAAGAGAATAAATACACAAACACAGAACAATAAATGTATTGTATTTTTAATCATAAAGACAACAATTTTATTGTTGACTTAACAATAAATATATTGTAATATAGTGCTAACAACAAATTTATTGTTGATTTAAAAAGAGGAGGCGGATACATGCCAGGATAGAGAAACGATCGTTTCCGCTTTTTTGTTAAAAGGTTAGCACTAGAAAATAAAGCAATTCTAGCGGAAACAAAAAGGCCCGCATGCGTTGCAGCGCATACAGGCCCAGAGCGTCCCCACCGTATCACCAGCAAGAGACAAGCGCATTGTATCACATGTGCAAATCTCTTGCAATACAAAATGAAAAGAGGTAACCACATGATTACAATGAAGCAATTCGAAAAAGAAACCGGTATCCGATTCAATATGAACATGTCCGGGAAAATGGCCGGCGTTAACTGCTTAAGCACGTCAAACCTGATCAACCCATTTTGCGCAGCCCGCAAAAAAGATCCAAATTCTATCTGCAGTAAATGTTATGCGGATACCACTTGCAAGCGGTACAGCGCACTAAATGTAAACATGATTAAAAACACTGAGATTCTAACAACAACATTGTTTGACGTTTCCGAAATGCCCATGATCAACGCTTCTATTTTCCGTTTGGAAGCTTTCGGCGATCTGATTAATAAAACGCAATGTATCAATTATTTCAGGCTCTGCAAGGCGAATCCGGCCGTACGTTTCGCGCTCTGGACTAAAAACCCGGGGATCGTACGCCAGGCCATTAAGACAGAGGAAAAGCCGGATAACCTGGTTATTCTTCTGAGCAGTGCGAAAATTGGCGTCAAGATTGACGCAAGCAATTTCCCGTTTATTGATAAAACCTTCACTGTATACCGCAAAAATGAAATGCCAGAAGAAAAAATCAATTGCGGCGCGCGTTCCTGCCTGGCTTGCCAGCGCTGCTATAGCAAAGATACAGAAAATGATATCCGAGAATATTTGAAATAAGGAGGAAAAACAAATGAATATTTACGACTTAAAAACGATTGTTATTGATTGCAACCGATACAGCTATTTTTACAAGCGGGAAAAAAACGACGTTAACGGAAACCCGCGTTTCCGCATCTGGCTGTTGGATCCTGATAACATAGCAGTATATGAAAACGTGATCAAATGTTATGAAACGCAAATACACGGCCACTTGGAAGAAATCATCCATAGGAGGATGGAAAAATGAAATTTGAACTAAGAAAAATTGACGCGTACGGAAACAAAGAAGAAGGATTCACATACAATCAAACGTTTCATATCGGTTACATGCATACCAGCGCGGAAAACATAAAACGAGCAATAACGCGTAATTTACGCATGTACCATGGGATACTATTCAAGCGCAGTGCCATTAGGATAGAATTTGTTTACGACAGAGACATATACGAAATACGCTGCAGGAAAAGCGGCATACCACTTATAGCAGCTATTCCTATTCATGAGAGAAAAAACGAAAATAAAGGAGGAAAATACAATGCGTGAAAGATTTTTGCAATCATTGCGTTTTAACTTAAATGACTCTGAAAAGTGGCTAGAACTTGCAAAGGATAAAAGAAACGAATACTGGCTTGACGATATGGGCCAATATATTTACCTTGTAGGGAAAGTATATCAAACTGCTTTGATCTTAAGCGTTGAGTACGACGAAAAAGGAGAAGAGGTAAAAGCGGCCAGGAAAATGAGATATACCATGTTTGATGATATCGCGAAAATACAAGAGATACACCAGGAGAAAAAATAAGCATGCGAACGCTATTAACAATCATTGCATGGATCGTATTTGTTCCAATCATTGCATTATACTATTTTATAAAGAATATCAAATAAGCGGCCTATATTGGCCGCTTTTTTATGTGCATTTTTCCGGCCAGGCGCCTGGGCTGTATTTGCATTTGCATTTGATTTTTAGCCCAGGCAGTAAAGAGGATTATATACACGATAAATAAACGATGCTATAAATGCGCAAATATTGCGTTTTAAGGCGCTTTTTCTGGATCCTTTACAGGGTATCGACGGGATGTATTTCGCGCTTGTACGGCCTTGTATGAGCAAAAAATGATTGTATTATACCGGCGTATATACCATATAGCATCTATACTTTACCGCGGTACAGCGTCCCCGCGTTTCAGCGTTTCAGCGTTCCCGCGTTTCAGCGTTCCCGCGGAGGGGCAGCGCAGCGGTGACGCGATGGTGCAACGGGGCATGATATTCAGTTCCCTGGTACCCAATAGTCGGCATAGTCGATAGTCGATAAATTTTTTGATAGTCGATAGTCGATAGTCGGTATAGTCGATAGTCGATAAAAAATAGCGCCCTCATCGAGCGCTATCCTAATATTACTATGACATGTTGTAAGTGCACATAGTGCTTACTTCCCATTTTGTTAGTCCTCAGGCAGTTCTGCGTACTTGGCTTCGATAGTCGATTTATCCTGGTATTCATTCAGCCTGTTATTAGGCGTCAGTACCATTTCCTGCTGATCGCGCATGTTGTAGTAGTTCTTAGCGCGGAACAGGTATACAACCGGCTGTATTTTACCTTCCTGGGCCAGTTCAGCGTCCAGGGAAGCAATGAAGTTTTTCGCCTTTTTCAGGATATCGGCTGTGTTAGTCGAGAACCCGCTTCGGATGCCATTGATGATTTCGAATACGGTTTCCCTGGGCATCCCCAGAGATAGGCACATTTTTTCAACAGTCGGCAGCTGGTTGGTATCAGCACAGGTTTCAAAAAACCAGTCCAGGCGTTCACACAACTCCTCATCCGTTTTAACAGGTTCATCGAAGGCCCGGCTGATGGACAGGATATTGCGCAGCGATTTGCCAATGAAGGTGCGCTTATCATCGTCTTGCTCAAGCTTCTGCAATTGGACTGTGGGCAGGTATCTGCCATCGTTCCCTCTGATAATCATTTTCTTATTATCACTCACAGTAAAAACCTCCTTTTAGTCGATGGTGGTCAACGGTAGCGGGTAAAATGCCCCTAATTCCCTTATATATAGCTTTTCTTTTTCTTATATCTTATTCTATTTTTACTTTGACCATCTTAACCAGTAATAAATAGATAAAAAGAAAGTAGGAATTTCAAGGGTTTTTGAGAGCTTTTGGGGTGGTTAAGGGATATGCGTTCTTTATATACCGTTTCCTTAACCATTCCGGAACTTGAATACCCAGGTACGTCCTCCATCCCTCCTGACATACTGTTCGTCCAGGATAGACTTTTCCATACACTCCCGAAACTTGGGGATAAACCTTGTACGCGACAGCGGTTTGTGACCCACATGATCACACCAGTCACGGTACCAGGTATACAATTCATCCCGAGTCATGGTGCCGGCAAAAGTGCGATCCGCACAGAATTCCTCCACCGGATTGCTGACAGCCTTAAACTGGCTGAGAATCTGTTCGTGCTCCAGCGTTTCGGTGAAATACCCAACCTGATTCAGCGTTTTGTAGCCACGATACGCCCAATTAAAAATCCCCGGCAGTTCTTTCAACAGTTTCGGGATAATATCCACATCACGCTTGCGCTGTAATGGGTCGTTCTTATCCGGCGTTTCTACATAGCTGCAGGGGAAGTTAATGAACATGAAACGGCGTTCCAGACCATTGATGACCTCAGCAGTCGGCACCTGGTTGCAGGCGTATACCAGCTTGCAACGGGGTTCGAAGGTAATGTGCGTCATCCCCTTATAACATGCCTGCACGGATGCGCCATCGGCAATTTTAAGCAGCCACTCACGAATCTCACCCTTGGAAAAGTCGCTGTTAATATCAGATCCGATGTTCAAAAGGGAATCCTTGATAAGCACCCGCTGAAACTCTGCCGCCAGGCCGGTAGGTTCTACATGGGTTACATTTTTGTTGCCAAACAGGCGCTGAATGACTTCAAGGTAAACAGATTTACCGTTACCACCCTTGCCCAGCAGCACAAAGATCTTTTGGAACTTACAATGCGGCATGAGCGCGTACCCTGGAATGAACTGCAGGTTTTCTTCCCTGATGCCATCCTCATTGGTAACATCCCGAACGAAGCTGTCCCAGGTTGGGCATTCAGCCTCCGGGTTATAGTCGTAGTCCATGATGATGGAACAGAAGTCGTTGCGGTTGGAATCACGGAAAGTGCCGGTTTCCAATTCAAGGGTGCCGTTCTGGAAAGTCAGCAGCGGTCGCTGATCAAAAGCAATATCTGTAACGGTGCGGAACTTCACCAGGTCGCAGACATTTTTCGCCCTGGAAGCTGTGGTGAAATAGCCCCAGGCTTCTTCGGAATACTTGCGCACAATGGTTTCAGGGATGCGTTTCCACACACG